AAGCTCTGGGTCTTCTACAGTAAAATTGTTCTTTGTTCGGGTGGTCGGGACCGGCAAGTCCCGACCATTTTTTGAAAGGAAAAACCTATGTCTGCAATTTATGAAATGTACGCAATTAAATCTGAGGAGCTTGAAAATTTGAGAATTGAGTATGAGAAAATACTCGGACTTCTTTCACGCCTCAAGGCCGGGGAAGTGCATCTTGATCAACTTCAAATTGAAGGAAACGGCTGGAGTATTCAACAAACAGAGGATGCTCTTGGTAAACATTTGGATCCACCGTTAAGCCCATAAAAAGCCATGGCTGAAAACTATCCACTAGCTTACAAAAAGATTCTTGAGCTCAATCTCATCACGGCTCCAGTGTTGGCTGATGAAGTGATATTACACAGAGGTGGAGACAACACTGTCGAGCGCCTGGATTTAGAAGACCTGATTACTTTTCTTGAAAATAACTTTACTTTCCCGGTGCAAGATCACGGATCACTCACTGGCCTGGGAGATGATGACCATACACAATACCTCACAGAATCTAGAAGTAATGTTTTATATCTCAGGCTCGATACAACAAATGACCCGGTAACAGGGAAGCTCGATATAAATGACACTCTTAGGTCACAAAAAATTGATGTCCTTGTGCATTCCCTTATGGCACATGGTATTGGCTGATGCCGCATGCTCTCAAACAAGCTCAACTCCAGCCAAGTGTTAATACCGCTGTTGTCTTGGCAACAATGACGGCTGATGCAGTTATCAGCGAAATAAATATTGCAAACAATTCTGGGACGAATGTAGTCGCTGATGTATTTATTGATCCGGCAGGAGGAGACTTGGCTGATGATTCCACTGTGCTCATCCCCAGTGAATCAATTAATAAAAACGGAGGGCATTTTTTAAGAAACGGATTTACAGTCATACCTTCCGGTGGTCAAATTATCGTGAAGGTGGATAGTGCGAACACAGCCACATTTTATGTCTCATATAATGAGATAAGCTGATGAGTATTTCACGCCTCATACAAAATATTCGAGATGGTCTTTCAAGATCGATAATCAGTGAAAATGTTTATATGGTTTCTGGAATTGAATCTGTTTTAGATTCTGCAAATTTAAATATTTTATTTATCACTACAGAAGAAATTGGTTGTGTTGTATCAATTAATGGGACTGGAAATACGAAAATAGAATTCTTTGAAGGGACGACTGTTTCTGCAGATGGGTCTGAGGAAACACTTTTTAATATGAGGCGATCTAGTTCTGAAACTCCATCGACAACTGTCTTTACAGGCCCAACAGTATTAGCAGATGGAACATTAATTCATGAGATATTTATAAATGCAGGAGAAAAAAATAATGCCCTCGGGTTAGCTTCGAGTAGTGAAATTCCAATAATTTTAAAATTGGGAACAAAATATTTACTTAGAGCGCAAAATCTTTCTGGTTCAACTACAACAATGTCATGGGATTCTTTAATCTCGGAGAACATAGAATGACACTTAGCAATCTCAATCAATCCAGACAGACAAATGATGCGGCGACGGTTCCATCAACAATATCTGTTACAAATACAGGAACCGTTCTTTCTACGGCGAATGCAGACAGGATATTTTGGTATGTCACTACAAATAAAGCTATATGGCTTCGTTTTTATGATGCTGGTACTGACAACATTAAGAGAGGTATTTTTGTTCCAGCTGGAGAATCATGGTTTATGGAGCCGCAAAGTATTTATACCGGAGAAATATCTGCTGTTAGAGATGGAGGTAATTCTGATGCGCATGTCACGGAGTATTAATTATCATGAGTAGGGGATTAATTTATAGGATGAATAACGGCGCGTCTTTGAATGCCAACAACTCCGCTACGGTTTCAGCTTCTATAGATACTGAAACAGCAACAATCTGTTCATTTCAAATAATTGGTTTAACCGGTAGTCATGGTACACATGTATTTAGATTACAGGAAACTCATAACGGTACAGATTGGGAAGATTCTCCATCAAATAAAAATGTAACTGGTGAGGGAATTTCTTTGCCTGTGACAATATGTTGTCAACGTGTCAGGGTGAAAGTTAAAACAGTAGAAGGTTCTGCATCTACGGTTAAAGCGGTTATCTTGGCAAAGTAAGAAGATTAACGGTCTTTAGTTCAATTCGAGTATAATTTATATAATCAATGCGAAAGGTTATTATCAATGGTGAAGAATTCTACAGCTAAAAAAACTGTTAAGGGATACAAAATTGTTGTCCAGGGTCAGTACCGGGCTAGAGGTGAAAAAGGCAAAACTATCCGATTTTACAAAAAAGAAGAGTTTTGTCTTCCGAAAATTTCAAAATATGTTGAAGGTCGGAAGTGGAAGAAAATCAAAGGCCCAGATGGTGAGCCTAAGAAAATATCTGTCCCGAACATTGTTAAGGCCAATTCCTTGAGATGTGCAAATCACATCATTCAAAGATATCTCTTGCCTTACCGCCTGCAAGAAAAATACGAGGATTTTGATTCTATTCGTACCTGTCATATTGTTAAGAAGTCGAAACTAACAGACATTGATGCTGACTATGGTCGGGATGTGACTGAACTCAAAATCGAAGATATGACTGAATCTGAGCTCAATCAATTTATCAGAATCTATGACATCACAGTCGAGATGAATTATTTTCAAGATGTTGCTGACAAAAGAATGGCTGTTGAACAGGCATTTCGTGAGCAGAGGGAATCTTCAACTCGCGCCGCCCAACTTGAAAACTATGACGAAAATATGACAGATCCCAACACCGGGGATATGAGTGATGATGATGATATAGATTTCTCAGGCGAAGAAAAAGAAGATTTAGCTGCAGATTTGTATTAGTCTTCAGTATGGCTGAAGGAGATCGAAACGCTAAAGCTCAGAGCAACCGGAAATTCCGGGAGATGCTGGATGCTGAACTTGATGAGATTGTGCCTATTGACGTTGATATTGAAAGTGTTTTCGGCATTGATATTGGTGATCAAATATTCGAGAGGAAAACTCTCACATATCGTCACCTCATGGTTAAAAGGCTTGTCCATCAAGCCTGCTCGGGGAACTACAAAGCTGCGCAAGAAGTCCTGGATCGCCTTCTTGGTAAACCTACTCAAGTGAATGAGAACCTCACAATTACAGCCACATATGAAGACTTCCTGGCAGATTGTGTCCGGCTGGATGAACTCGAAGCCAGCGAAATGAAAGTCATTGAAATGGTTCCGAAATTTGATGATGAGGATGATCTTCTGGCAGAGATGGATCTCCTGTGAGCGATAAGCAAAACAGGGCTGTCCATGACAGAATTCAGAATGATCTGTCATATTTTACTCGTAGAACCTTGAAGATTGAAGTCAAAGAAGGCGGAGATACTGTTCCTTTTAAATTCAATCGTGCTCAAGAATACCTGCATAAAAAGCTGGAAGCCCAGAAAGCAGACACCGGATGGGTCAGAGCTCTCATTGTCAAAGGCCGGCAGCAGGGATGTTCAACATATGTCGGAGGCCGCTTTTATCACAAGGCTCTCACACAAAAAGGCCGGCGGGTCTTTGTCATGTCTCATGAAGCAGAATCCACAACCAAACTTTTTACCATGGTTGAGACTTTTTATGAAGGCACACCCGTATCTATTCAGCAAGAAAAGGACATCGACAACACAAAACATTATAGATTTGCTAAGACGAAATCTGAATATCGTGTAGGAACAGCTGGAAATGCCAATATTGGCAGAGGTGGTACACTTCAGCACTTCCATGGATCAGAAGTGGCCTACTGGGAAAATACCGAAGGTCTCGAGACGGGGATTCTAGAATCTGTGGCTGAACTACCAGGCACAGAAATCATTCTTGAATCCACAGCAAACGGCATGGGTGGGTTTTTCTATGAGCAGTGTATGGCGGCAATCAAAGGCCAGGGGGATTATCAGTTAATTTTCATCCCCTGGTACTGGCAGGATGAGTATCGTCGCCAAGTTCCTAAGAATTTTGAGCTTATAAATGATGAATCTGAATGTAAAAAACTTTATGGCCTGGATGATGAGCAAATATTCTGGCGTCGTAAAAAAACTGAGAAGTTTGGTCGTGGAGAGTATGAAAGAGGCAAATGGAAATTCATGCAAGAATATCCATTTCATGTCATGGAGGCTTTTCAGACTTCTGGTGACACTTTAATTGGTGCTCAAGACATTATGAAAGCCAGAAAAAGCAAAATTACAGACAAATATGCGCCACTTATCATGGGTGTTGACCCAGGGCGTCATCGTGACCGAACTATTTTTGTCTACCGCCGGGGTCGAGAATTTCTAGAACTGGAGGAATTTAAGTTTGAGGATGAGGATACTGTCCAAATGCAGATTGCCGGAAAGATCGCAAAACGCATCATAGATCGAGGAATTGACAAAGTTTTCGTGGATGTGGGTGAAGGTCATGGTGTCGTAGACAGGCTAAAAGAACTTCATTACACGAACGTACAAGGTATAAGATTCGGTGAAAATGCCATCGAAGATGACATTTACGCAAACAAACGAGCTGAGATGTGGTGCTTACTGAGAAACTGGCTTGAGCGTGAAGACGGGGAGGTTTCGATTCCAGATGAAGATATTATCCAGCAAGATCTGACATCAATGCCAAGTAAAAAAGATACCTCGAACTCAAAAATCCAGCTTGTGAGTAAAAAAGAAATTCGTAAAAAGCTCAAAATGTCGCCGGATATCGCAGATGCTATGGCACTCACGTTCGCTTTTCCTGTTCAAAAGCGTGGAAACTATGGACTTGGATTTCAAAAAATCAGGAAAAAGAATAAAGCCAGAAGTCCTCTTTCGACTGTAAGGCGCATGAAACGCTATAATGAAACTGAGATATCCACTAACTATTATTGGGATAACAGATAGAGAGATGAAAACATGGGCATTGAAACAGCGATCATAGCCGCACTTGCCACAGGAGAACAACAGCGTAAGCGGTCAGAAGCGAAAAAATCCAAACAGACACGAGAAACTGCTTTGCTGGAAGGTCGAAGGGGTAGTGCTGAGTTGACTGAACAACAAAGAAAAATCGGACGACGTTCTTTAATCTCCAGCGCACAAAATAAATCTGTTTTGAATCCTGAACGCTCTGGAAGAAAAAGGCTTACGGCATTCTAAATGGTCGCAACAATTCAAGCTCCTAATATCGTTGAGTTCAAAGAAGCTCTTAAAAAAAAGCCACTTGGAGGTAAGAAATTACCGAAAAATGAAGTTGACCGCATTATGCGGCGTCACAGACAACTCATCGCTAAGAAAAGATTCTGGCTTGATCACTATCAAATTATTGGAGAATTTATTCACACCCGTAAACAAGAATTCACTTCTGAACAAGAACCTGGAGAATTTTTAAATCGTGAACTCTTTGATAGCCTCGGGCCAAAGTCAGCGAAGATAGCGGCATCGGCGTTTGTTTCAATGCTGTGGCCAAAGGGCACAAAAAGAAGATTACGTCTCAATCCACCTTCTGATCTCGAGCAGACAAAAGAAGTCAAAGAGTATTATGAATTTGCTTCTGAAACTATTCTCGGCGTTCTGGACAATCCGCGTTCAGGGTTTTCAACATCTTTTGATGAATACATGCTTGATCAAATTGTTTTTGGTACTTCAGGTATTGAAATTTCAAGAGATCGTGAAACAAAACTTTCTTACAGGCCATGGGGGGTTAAGCATCTTTCACTTGATCAGGGTAAGAATGGCTTTGTAGATACTCTTTATATTGAAGTTAGTCTGTCAGTCCATGAAATTGTTGGGCAATATGGTGAAGAGAATGTCAGCGCTGTTGTTCGTAAGCAATTTAATGACGGCCAACTTGATAAAGAACATTCAATTTTAATAGCCATTGAGCCCCGCACTTCCAAGACTTTTAATAAAAAAGGTGTGGATGCCAAGCCTTTCATTTCAAAACACATTGAACTCAGACAAAAACATATGCTCCTTGAAAGTGGCTTTGATGAAATGCCTGTCAAAGTTGGACGATTCACAAAGATACTTGGAGAGAAATATGGAAGATCTCCAGCAATGGATGCGCTTGCAGACATTTTGGAATCAAATGCAATTTGGGAAGCAGTCATAATTGCGATTGAAAAAACGCTTGATCCGCCTCTCGCTGTCCTGGACGACGGAAAACTTGGGGGCGGAGAAATTGATACTTCCGCTGGTGCGATTAATGTATTTAATTTATCAGGTCGAGCAGGCGAAAAAAATCCGATCTTTCCTCTATTCACAGTCGGAGAGATCAAACAGGTTGTAAATTTGTTAGAGCAGCTCGGTCAATCGATTAGTGACCACTTTTTTTATTGACCGACTTCTCGACTTTAATAACGAAACACGTATGACGCTCGGTGAAGCGAATATCCGTAATCGTCTACGAAATGCCACTCTTGGGTCAATCTTCTCACGTCAAATCGCAGAAGTCATTGAGCCTATTGTGGTCGGAACATTCAACAATCTGCTTGATATGGGTGAACTCGGTGTGATCGCCGGCTCAGTCGAAGCAGATATCGCTGAACTGGAAGGTGAAGAAGTCCGGTTTATTCCTAAGCCAGTGGTTGATTTGATACTGGCTGGCAGAGATGTCTATGATATTGAATACTTCACTCCCGCGCTTCGCATCATGCAGGCGGAGGAAGCTGAAGGAATTATAAGAACCTATGAAATGGCAGAGCAGATAGTGAAAACCGGCGACGAAAGTGTCGTCGATAACCTTGATGGTGATGACGCTATCCGCAAGTTCTCTGAGTTGACTGGAGCCCCATCAACCATGTTGAAGGCTCAAGTTGATGTTGACGAGAAACGGAAGAAGGATGCAGAACTTGCAGAGCGCAAACTCAGAGTAGAGGAAGCGCAGGCGGTTTCAGATGCAGCTCGGAATATTGGGCAATCTGGATTAGTACCGACACAAGCTCCGCAACAGGCAGCCTGATATGACCCTGAGTAATTTCCGCGAGACCCCAGAAGAGAAAGAAATTCGTGAGGCTAAAGAAATTGCCAAGAAGGAACAGGCCAAAATTCATGCCCGCAAGATAAATCAGGCATATTCCACAGCAGATGGCCGATATGCTTTGAAATGGCTGATGGAATTATCAGGCTATCAAGTCCCGAGTGTTGTGGTTGATCCTCAATCTGGGGAAGTGCAAGTGCAAAGTACAATATATAATGAGGCCAGAAGAAATCTTTATATAACGGTCAGAAGATGTGTTAATAGTAACGTCCTGGCCTCGATAGAGAATTATGGCTTAGTATCCGAAGGCGAAGGTGAAGATGATATCTTCAGTTAGAAAGGTAAAAACCAATGGCAGGCGAAATTGAAAGCGAATCAGTTAAATTAGAGAATGTTACTCCGGATAAGGAGCAGGAATTTCCAGATTTCTCTACTCTCATCCCAAATGATTACAAAGAAAAACCGTGGATCAAAGATATCCCTGATGTGCCAACTTTCTTTAAGATGGCTGATGATCTAAAAGTTGCTCAAGGGAAACGTCCTGCAGGAATACCACAAGAGGATGCAAGTGAGGAAGACTGGAACAATTTCAACAAATCGCTCGGGGTTCCTGAAACTTCCACTGAATACAAGTTTGCTGAAATGCCTGAAGGACAGGAAAGAAATGAAGCTTTTGACAAAGGAATTCGAGATC